CATCCCGCAACGCTATGCCCTGTTGGACCCGGACGGTGACACGTCTGAGGCTGCGGCGATGGACGAGGATGAGTTCGCTGTCTCCTCGGATGGGCAGCGCACCGAATACCTGGACGGTCAGGGCAAGTCGTCGTTTTCGTCGGAGCCCGGAACACTGTGGTATCAGAAGGGGATCAAGGCGTTCGGCCAGTTCGACACCTCTGACCCTAAAGCGTTCCTGGATCCGCAACAGTTCTACCTCAACCGTGGCGCGTTCAACACCTCGACGCCGATCTATCTGTTCCCTGGTGGCGGCGACTTCCCGAGCGGTAAGGCGCTGCGCACAGCGAACGCGCCGTTGGACAAGAAAACCAACGCCCGACTGCTGTCGTTCGACTCCACGTGGGATGGGCTGTACGCGCACCTCTTGAAGCTCCTCGGGTTCGGCGCGGATGTGGTGATCACCATCCGGTGGTCCCCGGTACAGACGATCGACGAGGACGAGAAGGTTGCTCTCGCCCAGGAGAAGCAGACCGCTGGTGTTCCAGCTGAGCAGACACTCAAGGAAGACTTGGGCTACGACGGCGACACCGTCGACCAGTGGATGGAAGACGGGGAAGCCCTCATCCCGCAGATGCTGGAACAGGTCGGCAGCCTCGCCAACACCATCAGTTCCCTGGTCCCAGCAGAGACAGCGGGCACTCTCGAGCCCGGTTCGGTGCAGGGACTGTTCACGATGCTGGTGGATGTGATTCGGGGTGAGTTGGGTGACGACACCGAGTTCACCCCCACCCCTGTCGAATCTGACCAGCCTGAGCAGCAGCCTGTCCAGCCTGTTGTCATCGACCCAGCCGCCATCGGACAGCAGCCCGCCAACGGCGGACCCGTCAATGGTGGAAGACCACGACCAGGTAGCGCTCCTGCTGGAAGTGGCCGCCGCGTTAGCCGCCGCTAGCGCACTCAAGTCCGCCACTGCATCAGTGTTTCGGTGGACGACAGCCCAGTGGGGTGTCCTGTTTGGGGCGGTCCACGGGCGGCAGTCCGGCCCACAGTTCGATCGGTTCATCGGGCAACTGGAACGGAAACTCCGTGCCTTGCCACACCCAGACCTGGACGCGGCCCTGGAATACGCCAGGCACGCCCGGATCTTGGGTGTGGTGCAGGGCTTCCGCGAAGCCGGAGTCACCGTACCGGTCGAGTGGATACGGCACCCCGAGAAGATCACCGCCGGCTCCATGCTCGCCGAACTCGAAAAGCAGGGTGTACCGCGCCGCGTGTTGCGGGAAGCCCGACGGGACATCTCACGCGGCACCAGGTCACGCCTGTCCAAGGCCCGGAAGGATGCTTTGGACAGGTTGGATCGGGCCGCCAAGCAGGTCCACGCCCTCGCCGAAGCCTCGCTCACGGAACTGACCAAGGCCGCTGCGCCCGCACAGACCGCCGGCACCATCACCGAATCCACTGCCCGCTCAGCAGCCGTGGAGGAGTTGAACCGCGGCATCAAAGCAGCCGCTGAGGCTGAAGGTGCACGCGTCTTCTGGATCTCGGAGCGGGACGGCAACGTTTGCCCCTGGTGCGCATCGCTGTCTGGCACCTTCCCTGGCCCGGACGGGATCTTCACTCCGCACGGGTTCGGGCATCCGGGGCCGGTTCCATATCGGCTGGACGTGAATGGGGAGAAGATCCCACTCACGGTCCCGGGCCTTCACCCGCATTGCCGATGCCGCCTTGGTATCTGGCGATCTAAGACACCTCCCGGTCTCGATAGCTATCCGTTGCAGCTGCGTCGTGAGGCGCAGGACCTGATCCTGTCCACCCCGGATGCGACCGAGACCGCTCTCGCTCCAACCCCTGCCACTCAACTACTCACGTTGGTGGCTTCACGCTCCCGTGCACGCCGTGGCAGGCCGGTACCCAGCCAGGTGTTGACACGGGCACGACGCACCTTGCGTGCGTCCACTCGCCGCCGTACCGGACGGCGATAAGCACCACCCCATTTACCCGGAAGTCCACGTGGGTTCCGGGATCTTGTCATGCCCCGTGAGGGGCGACCCCCCTTTTGTCCCGTGAGGGACTTGGAAGGACGGCCGTGATGGCTGACGACCCCACTGACCCGCAGGACCAGCAGCAGGAGCCCCCTCCTCCCGCAGACCCTGCCCCAACCCCCGAACCGACTCCGCAGGTACCGCCTGTTCCGGACCCTCCGAAGCCTGCCCCACCGAAGGACGCGTGGCGGCCCCCGACGAAAGCGGAGTGGGAAGAGACCACCTCGAAGTTGAAGGCGTCGAATGCCGAGAACGCTGACCGTCGGAAGAAGCTCGCCCAGTACGAGCGGGACGCGGAAACCGCGCAAGAAAAGGCGATCCGTGAGGCGGTCGAGGCTGAGCGGTCGGCCAACGCACCTCGCCTCATCCGCTCCGAAGCGAAGATCGCGTTCCTCGGCGCGAAGGCCCGTCCCGATCGGGTCGCCGCGCTGACGAAGTTCCTCGACAACGACAAGCTCGCGGTCGACGACGAAGGCAACGTGACTGGCCTCGATAGTCAGGTGGCGCAGTTGACGAAGGACTACCCCGAGTTTTTCGTCACCGAATCGGCCCCCGAACCCGAGCCGGAGCCTGAACGCCCGAGGGTCCCGAAGGTTCCCGGTCGGGTTGATCCGGCAGACAAGCCCCGCACCGTGGGGGAGAAGATCGCCGCCCAACAGGGCCAGTAACACCCCCCGCAGCCCCAGTTTGGCGCGGGATTCAGCCGCAGCCCGTGAGGGATGACCGGCAACTCAAAGGAAATCCCAAACAGAAAGGAGTGTTCCTGTCATGGCTAACGCCAACTCGGACACTTTCACTGGTGCAGGCTGGATCCCGGTCGGCACCGACCCGAACGTCATCACCCGCATCCGACAGTCGTCGGTGGTGGAAAACTTCTTCAACCCCGTCCCGATGTCGACCCGCACCAAGGACATCCCGCGCTCCGGCGGTGTGACCCTGGCCCGTGTCGGTAAGGGTGACGCGTTCGGCCGGCAGACCCACGCCAACGACTCGATCACCATGCGGGTCGACAAGCTCGGTGGCATCGTCGAAATCGACGAAGAGGACATCGAAGACTCCCTCGCGGACATCATCGACACCAAGACCCTTGAGGCCGCCGATTCGTATGCGCGGATCATGGACAACTCGGGGATCGCTGTCACCGCCGCGAAGGCCACCCACGGCTGGCTGTACGACAGCCTCTACTACACGCTGACCCAGGCGGACACCCTCACCAACTACACCGCGAACAGCAACATCACGAAGACCGGTACGGGTGGCGTCACCTACGACAACCTGTCCTCGACGCTCGGGAAGCTGGAGCAGTCCGACTGGTTCGACCCCGGCTCCCTGGTGATCGCGGGTCACCCGTTCTTCGCTCAGGCGTTGCGGGGCATCAAGGACACCAACGGTAGGCCCATCTTCGTCGAGTCCTCGGGCGGTGGCGCTGGTGGCGCTGTGGGGAACGCGAACATGACGGGCATGTCGCTGTTCGGGTTCCCGTTCCAGTGGTCCATGGGTCTCCGCACCAGCGCAGCGGGCACGTCGGCCCCGACCGGTAACCCGCTGCTGGTGATGGGCAACCGCCGGTTCCTCAACCGCGGTGACCGCTCCGAACTGGAAGTCGGCTACCAGGCCTCGACTGAAGGCACCGGTTTCGACAACGATGTCAACAAGTTGCGTTTCCGTGCCCGTAAGGGTGTCGCCTACGGTGCCCCCGGTGCCGCGTCGATCCTCGAGGTCGGCTGATCTGAGGCCCAGACCAGCCCGGGATCCATCTAACCGGTGGGTTCCGGGCTGTGTCCCGGAAAGGGGGTGACGTCGTGGTTGACGCCTGGGCTGATGTGGCTGATGTCCTCGAGACCACCGATATCGTGGTAGATGATTCGACGGTTACCACCGCCCAGTTCCACATCGAACTGGCTTGCGGGCGCCTGTACATGGACACGGAACGCATCGGTGCCCGCGACCTGTACTGGCTGAAACGGGCTGTCGCCTACCAGGCGGCGTGGCTCCCTTCGCAGCCGGATTGGGCGCAACGCCTCGAAATCACCGCCGACGGGTCCGCTTCGTCCGCGACACAGTTCGGCCCTCAAGCGCTGCGAATCGCCCCCTACGCCCGGCAAGCATTGGGCCGGGTGTCGTGGCTACGCTCCCGCGGCTTGGCTGTCCCCATCGTTGGGGATTCCACAAGCGTGGATGACCCCGAGGACAACGAACCTGGCTGGTCCCCGTGGACGCCAGTAGGGGGGTGACTGGTGTACGCGATCGCGACATCGATCTGTTCCCTGTACCGGGGCGAGACTGACAACGAGTTTGGTGACCCTGTCCCCAACAACGGTTCCACCGGGCTGGTCGCGGAGGACGTGAAGGCCAACATTCAGGAGAAGGCATCCCGAGTGTGGGACCCGACAACCAGCACACCCCGCGTGATCCGCACCCACGTGGGCATCATGCAGTCCACGGTGGATGTGCGAATTAAGGACCGTGTTCACGATGTCGGGCATGACGAGTGGTTTCGGGTTGTGAACGTGACCCGGCCGCGTGCTGTGGGCCGCACGCCAGACACCGTGCTGGACTTGTTGCGGGTGACGACGAAGGGCACGGGGGACACGTGATGAAGCGGTGGTTCCCTGCCCTCGCCGCGTTACTCGCGCTCGCGTGGGTCACCACCGTGCCGTCACCATCCGTGTCCCCAGTCGCCGAGGCGGCATCCGGGGTCGACATCTACGGCCTCGATCTGCACGACGGGAACATGGTCAAGGTTGGGGACACCTACTACCTGTACGGCACCATGTACGGCTGTGGGTTTCAGTGGCGAGTCACCCCCACCAAGTTTTGCGGGTTCGGCGTCTCCACCGCACCCAGCCTCGACGGACCTTGGTCCACACCACAACTCCTGTTCGACCCCAACGCGGTCAACCCTGCGCGCGGCATCACCTGGCAAACCGAGTGCGCCACCAACGGTTGGGGTTGCTTCATCCCCCGCATGGTGCAGCGCACCGGTTGGGGCGCTAACGACGGCGTGTGGATCCTGTACTTCTCCGCCCCCTACGACTACTTGAACAACAACCAGCACCAGAACAGCTACTGGGCCATGGGATGCGCCGGACCGGCAGGGCCGTGCGGCTACAGCCAGAACGGCAACAACCCGTACGCCTCGGTCTACAAGCCGCCCATGAAGATCTGCACCCAAAACGGTGACCCGTCGTTCTTCGTCGCGAACGGGAACCTGAACATGGCGTGCACCATGGCCGATCAGACGCTCGCCGTGGAGCAGCTCGACAAGTGGGGCACCAACGGCACCGGGATAGGCTCGACGATGCTGGCCGGGCTGACGCGGGTGGAATCCAGCGGCGTCTACCACGACCCCGCCAGCGGCAAGTGGGTCATGACGTACGCCGACTGGAACTGTGGCTACTGTCTCGCCACCGGCACCGGATACGCCACCGCCACCAACCCGTTGGGGCCGTGGACCGCACCCGGTAACGCCGGGTGGGATGGGCCGCCGAACGCCCGACGTCTGCTGTCCGCCACGTCGTGCGGCGGGCAGGCCGACACGGTCGTCGCTGTCGATGGCCAGCCCTACCAGAAAATCAACCTGTGGTTGGGTACCGCCAACGAGACAGCAGCTGGGCAACACCTCGAACCGCTACGGTTCCGCAACCCCGACACCACGCCGAACGGCAGGGTGTGGCAGCCGTTCGACCCGTGGCTGTGCTGACATGGCCACCCAAGTGTGGTGCCACACCCGAGATCCATCCGCGCATTACAGGCTCCTTGAACCAGCAAGGGTGCTGGGTGTGGAAGTCATCGACAACCCGGACATGGTCACCGCGGGCACGGTGGTGACCAACAGGCCCCTGCTCCCCGCCATCGCCGACCAGATCGAGGCATGGAAGGTGGAAGGGCGCCGCGTCATCTGCGATATTGACGACGCGTTCGACTGGCTACCCCCCAACCACGGGATCGCCGGCCGATTCACCACCGACCACCTTCACCGCGCGTTCAAAGCAGCAGATGTGGTGACCTGCTCTACCCCGGCCCTCGCCGACTTGTACGGCTACGGGCACGGTGTGGTGGCGCGGAACTGTGTCCCCGCTTCCCTGATCGGTACCAGCCGCGTCGGGCATGGGGAACGTCAACCGTGGGTTGGGTGGGTTGGTTCCCTCGCCGCACACCCGGACGATCTCAACGAGTGCGGAGACGGGCCCGCGAGGGCGCTACAGGCGACGGGTGCTGCGTTCGCGTTCGTCGGCCCCACCGAAGACTCAGGCAAGCTCAGGGAAGCACTCGGGTGGCCAGAACAGGGCCCAGCCTTCGTGTCTCTGGGCATGGTGTCACTAAGGACCCTCCCCAGGGTCCTTGTCGAACTCGACGCGGGGATCGTGCCGCTCGCGGCCTGCCGCTTCTCAACGGCGAAGAGCGCCCTCAAGGGGCTCGAGTACGCGGCGTGCGGCGTACCTGGTGTCGCGTCACCGTCACCCGAATACCGGCGCATGGCACGCCAAGACGGCTGCCTGCTCGCCAACTCGCCCGGCGAGTGGTTCAGGCATCTACATCGACTGTTGGACATGCCCAGCTACCGCGCTGAACGCATCGCCGCTGGGCTCGAGTTTGCCCGCCAGCGGACGTACGAAAACCAAGCCCACGTGTGGCGTGACGTGTGGTTCGCCTGACCTGAACCGGGGGTGACTGTGAAGTTCACCCTCCGCGAACTCCCCGGTTTGGAACGCGCAGCCATCAAGGTCACGCTGCCGCAAATGTTCGAACTCGGACACAACATTGAACGGGAGATGCACACCCACCCGTGGCGTAACCGCACCGGGATTACTGAACAGTCCATCACCAGTGACGTCGACAACACCACCGGGAAACTCACGGTCGGCGCGTTCGGGCACGCACCCAAGAAAGTGCCGTTGTGGCTTGAGCAGGGCACATCCCAGATGCGTGCGTTCCCGTGGCTGCTGCCCGCCCTGATTCGCGTGTCGGCGAAGTGGAAACGGGGCCGTCGATGACAACCCCGCTCTACCCGCCGCCGGCCGAGTTCGTGGCGGTCACCTGGCTGAAACGGTTGACCGCCCTGTACACCGACCTGGTCACCGATGCGGACACCAAACTCCCCGATCAGTCCACATGGACGAAACCGGTGTACCTGCAAGCCACCCTCGTCACCGGGGTACAGGACATCTACTCGCCCGAACGTGTCCAGTACGTGATGGTGGATTCCTGGGCGGGGGAGAAGGACTACAACGTTGCGGCCACCGTCGCCGAACTGCTGGTGGACGCCACTTTAGACGGCAGCGGTCTCGGCGAGTTCGCTGTGAAGAACGGGTTTTTCCCCGTTCGTTTAGCGGAGGTTTCGGTTTACGCCAGCCCCCGTCGAGTGCCGGACGACCCGGCGAAGCTGGCCCGATCATCCACGGTCTTGGCCTTCATCTACGTCATCAACAAATAAGGAGCCACTGTGGCTACGATCGTCCCCTCAGCTCAAATGACTCGTCGGCGCTACGGTGCGGGCAAACTTTGGGTGGCGCCGCTCGGAACCGTCACCTCCAACTACGCCCCGGTGGGCACTGGTGGAACCTTCACCCAGGGCACCTCGGCCACCACGGTTCCCGGTGCCACGGCGTGGCTGCCGGTCGGTATCACCACCGAAGGCACCACGTTCACGTTCTCGTTCGACACCGACACCGATGAGGCGGCGGAGTACAACGACGCGTTGGCCACCATCGTCACCGGTACTTCCGCCACCATGGAAGCTGAACTGAAGACCGTCAACCTCACCAACCTGCGGGCCGCATTCAACTTGCCCACGTCGCTGGTGACCGGTATCCCCACCGCCTCCACCGCCGCCTACATCGACCCGCCCGCCGCAGGTGCCGAGGTGCGGTCGCAGTGGCTGTGGGAATCCACCTCCGGCAACCACCTGATCCTGTTCTGGCAGGGCCTCAACACGGGTGATGTGGCGTTGCAGGGCCAGAAGGGTGCCGGTGGCATGAACATCCCGATCTCGGTGAACGCCGAGTTGCCGGATGTCGCGGTCGCGCCCAGGGCGTGGCGCCAGTACGTCATCGGTACGTCCTTCGCCGAGTCCCTGGGGACGGAGTAACCCATGACTGTCACTGCTGACTTCGACTTCGGTGTCCCCGTGGACGTGTTGTCGTCTGTGGACGACATCTACGACCTCCCAGACGAGGTCGCCAAGCGTCGCGCCCAGAACGTCACCACCCTGCCGGAAACCCCCAAGGGCCCCGAGTTCGGTGGACCCGGTCAGGCCAAGGCCGCCGCCGCGGCCGAGGTCAACGACAACGATGTGTCGTTCGAGTTCGAAGGCGAAACTTATTTCATCCCCGCCATGGACGAGTGGGACTTGGACGTGTTCGAGGCGTTCGAGAACCCCGGCCTGGTGTGGAAGATGCCGCGATTGCTGCTCTCGGAGGCCCACTACGAGCGGTTCAAGTCCGAGGACGACCCAGACAACCCCGGTCGCCGTCGGAAGGTGAAACGCACCCTCAAGGATGTGGATGCCTGGCTACAGGCCGCGCTGGCGTCGTTCGGGACGAACCGGGGGGAATAGCGCGGCTGGTCTGGATCCTGAACGACGGTGAAGCCTTCGGCGCCCTGGAATCGGACCTGTCCCGTTTCCACTTCGGGCTGGACGTTCGGGGGCTGTTCACCCGTCCCAGGCAGCTCACCATGCGGCAGGTGATTGTCCGGATCCGCCACCTCCCCGCCGACTCGGCCCTCGCCATCCGCGGAATAGCTGGCGAAGTCGGGAACTCGTTCCACGACTACATGGCGGTCGGGATCCTCAACGAGCTACGCGTAGCGAACTACATGTATGCGTCTGCGCACTCCGGTAAGGACCGCAAACCCGAAAAACCCGCCCTGATCGAACTCCAAAACTGAATAGCGGGGTGGTCTTCGTGGCCGAGTACAGCCTGTCCGCGGAGATCACCCCCACCCTCGCCAAAGGCTTCACCTCGTCGGTGAAGTCGCAGATGTCGAAGGCCCTCGCCGGGGTCGACGCTTCGGTCAAGATCAAGGCGAATCTGGACACTGCTGCCGCGAAGACTGATCTGCGGAAGTTCATCACCGCGTCCCGGTCGGACATCAAGTTCACGGGGCGTTTCGACGACAACGGTCTGTCGGCGAAAGTAAAAGCCGCCGCCGAAAAGGCCAGCGCCAACGTCACGTTGGGTGTTGACCTCGACGACAAGGCTGTTGCCGCACGTCTACGCGAACTGGAACGCAGCCGCAGTGCCACCATCAGTGTCGATGCCGATACCTCGGCGGCAGAGTCGAGTATCAGCCGGCTCCAGGCACTCGCCGCTGGGGTGTTCCTCGCGATCGGCGCTGGCGGGGCTGTCCTGCCGTCCCTACTCGCGGGTGTCGCTGGCGGTTTGGGTGCCGTCGGTGGGTCTGCTGTTGGTGTCGCCAAAGCGTTGAAGGCGTACACCCAGGAGCAGGACAAAACTGTCCAGTCCTCGGCCCAGTCCGCGTCGTCGGCGTTGTCGTCGGCGATCGCGATCCGCAACGCCCAGGAAGGTGTGGATGCGGCCCGCCGCAACTCGGCGAATGTCGCAGAGAATTCAGCCCGCCAAATCAGCGACGCCCAGCAGGGCATTGTGGACGCGGAACGCGGTGTCGTCTCAGCCGAGCGTGACCTCGGCTCTGCCCAGGCTGAAGCGTTGCGGGCCCAGTTGGCCATCAACGAAGCCCGCCAACAAGCGGCCCGCGACCTTGAAGACCTCCAAAACAAGGTGTCCGACTATGCGTTGACCCAGGAAGACGCCCAGATCGGTTTGTTGCGGGCCCAGGAGAACCTGACGAAAGTCAACGCCGACTACCGCTCGTCTGAGCTGGATAAGCGTGAGGCTGTCCTTCAGGTCGCTCAGGCTCAGGACCGGTTGAAGGATGCGGCTGCACAGCAGATCAGGGACACCCAGGATCTGAACAAGGCGCAGGCCGCTGGGGTTGACGGTTCCGCGCAGGTGGTGTCGGCGAAGGACGCCGAGAAGTCCGCGAACGAGCGGGTCCTGTCGGCGCAGGAGAAAGTCACTACGTCGCAGGAGGCGTTGCAGAAAGCGCAAACCAACCTGGCCCGTACCCAGGTTGATGCGGCCCGCAGCCAGGAGAACGCCGCGATCCAGGTGGCGCAAGCGTTGCAGGCTGTGACGGATGCGCAGGACCGGTCCGCAGCGGCAGGCCAGAAAGCGACCACCACGGTCGACAAGTTCGCTGCTGCGATGGCGAAACTGTCGCCAGCGGCCCAGGACTTTGTGAAGCAAGTCCTGGCGATGGGTGACGAGTGGACCCGTTTCCAGAAGGCCACCCAAACAGCCACCCTCCCTGGGTTTACGGAACTGTTGCGGTCCCTGTCGAGCATCGAAGGCCCCGCCACGCAGGGCATCGCCGCGATCGGCCGGGAAATCTCGAACATCGGGTTCCATGCTTCTGACCTGCTGAAGAACCCGATCTTTCAGGGACGGTTGCAGCAGTCGTTTGAGAACGCTGTCCCCATCGTCGGGGCGTTTGGTGATGGAGTTTTGAAGGTCACCGATCGGATGGTGCAGTTCGCAGCGGAGAACTCGAACATCTCCCAATCCACCGCGAAACTGTTGACCAGCCTGTTCGGAGGCATCAACGACTTCTACAACAACCTCCAACCCAACGTGCAAGGCGTGTCCCGACTCCTAGAGGGCCTGGGTGTCCTCACCCAGGACATCGCCGGTGGTCTGGGGACGCTGTTCGGGCAGTTCGCGGGCGCATACTCGCAGAACGCATCCGCGTTTGAGCAGACGTTCCACGAATTGCTGGACACATTCCTCAACCTGACTGGGGCCGCACTTCCGGCTCTGTCGAATGGGCTGTCCATCCTTGCCACGGCGCTGCGCCTGGTGAACACCATCGTGCAGCCGTTCGTGTCCTTCCTGGGCGGTCTCGGCGGATATGTGGCCGCTGGTGTGGTGGCGTTGAAGCTGCTGTCCAAAACGGCCGGTGGGGTTGCTGGCGCGTTCTCGGCTATCAACCCCACCGATGTTGGCAAGAGACTCGACGGGTCCGACCTAGGCAAGAAGATCGGCACGATTGGTCAGGCAGCCGAAGGTGGGGCTACCTCGACGGGCAAGTTCTCGTCAGCGATCGGCAAAGCCGGACAAGGTGCCCTTTCGGCGGCGAAATATCTACCACTGGTGGGTGTCGCGATCGGTGCTGGCGCGGCGGCGTTGGATTCGTTCGCACCCAAACTCGACGACCTCGCCGGCAAGTATTTGCAGGGCGGTAAGGCCGCCGACGATGTGCGGTCGAAAACCTACCAACTGTCTGATGGTTGGAAGAACGGTGCCGCCGCCGGGTTCTTCTTCCGGGACTCCATGGACGACGTTCGACAAAAGGCCAGCGAGCTGTACGCCCAAATGTCGCTGTTGGAGCGGCGTCAAACGGATGTCACCGCCGCTCAAAACAACCTGACTGAGGCGACGAACAAGTTCGGGCCGCAGTCTCGTGAAGCACAAACCGCGTCCCAGTTGTACGCGTTCGCGCAGCGGGATTTGCGGGACGCCCAATGGGCGGCTGAGCAGGCCACCAAAACCCACACTGACAAGATCCGGGACCAGCAGCAAGCCATGTTGGATCAGGCGAACGGTGTGGTGTCGTACAACGCGGCGATGCTGCGTGTACAAACCGCGCAGCAGCAGGTCACGGAAGCGACCAAGCAGTACGGGGCTGGCAGCATCCAGGCCCGGCAGGCGCAGAACGACCTTGAGCAGGCCATGCTGGGGTCGGTCACGGCTGCTGGCCAGTTGGCTACTGCGCAAACCCAGGGGTTGGCTCCGTCGCAGCAGACCGCGTATCAGACGGATGCAATCAACCGGCAGTTGGCGATCCTGTCGCAGCAGGCCGGTACGACGTTGCCGCCCGCGTTGCAGCAGATGGTGCAGGGCTTGTCGAACACTGACCTGGCAGCGTTCGGCGCCACGGTCAGGGTTGACGGTTTGGGTAACCGGATCGTCACCCTCCCCGACGGGAAGACCCTGACGTTCCCGACGAACGCTGACGACGCCAAAAGGCGGGTGGATGACCTCGCTGGTGCTGTGAAGAACCTGAACACGGTGTGGGACAACTACATCCGTTCTTACCTGGACTTCCTCAACGCGCCAGCGATACAGAACCCGCCTCCTGGCGCACCGGTACTGCCGTTGATGAACAAGGCTTCCGGTGGATTCATCAGTGGCCCGGGTTCTGGTACGTCGGACTCGATCCCGGCGATGCTCTCCAACGGCGAGTTCGTCGTGAAGGCCGCCGCAGTGAGGCACACGCTGCCGCTGCTGAATGCCATCAACAACGGGTTCGCCAAGGGTGGACTGGTTGGGTTCGCCGATGGCGGCGCAGTCACGACACCAACCGCTACGCCCGCTGCGGCTGGTGCGGTCACGATCGACCCTGCTGCACTCGGCGCCCTCGGTGCAACTGCCGATGCCGTCACCGTATCCATCGCTGCACTCGCGCTGGAACTAGCGGCCAATCTCAGCCCGCAACTTTCTGCCCTGGTGGCGAACCTCAACACTGCCGCCATTCCGGCACTGATCGCGTTGATGGACCAAAACAACGCCCTGGCCGGGAACGAGCAGTACCTGTCGGGGGTTGTCGCCGCTTCGTGGGCTGCGATCAGCGCCACGATCGTCGCGCAGTCGAATGCGTCGGTCGGGCAGCAACTCACGATGCAGAACGTGTTTGGCTCGTCGTGGGCTGCGATCAGCAACTCGGCGTGGGCGTCGGTCAACTCCCAGCAGAACGCGTTCAACACCCTGAACGCCGGTTTGGCCGGGGTGCGGGGCGCGATACAGTTCACTGCGGACTGGGCGCAGCAGCAGTTCCAGCGCGTCTGGGATGCCGCCTCAGGGCCTATCCGCGCTGTGCTGATCGGACCCATCAACGGCGGCATCATCGGGGCCTGGAACTCCCTCAACGCCCAATTCGCCCTCAACAGGCCCGTGGCTCCCGTCGGGATCCCGTTCGCCACTGGTGGCTACGTCTCAGGTCCTGGTGGGCCGACCACGGATTCGATCAACGCCCGGCTGTCCAACGGTGAGTATGTGGTGCCAGCGGCGGTCACGAAGAAGGTTCGCCCGTTCCTCGATGCTCTTCGTGTCGGGCAGGGCGAAGCGATGGAGGCCGCCGGCTACAGGCCCGGTTACGCCACGGGTGGTTTGGTGGCGAACACCGGGTCCCAACTCAACGCGAACATCGCACGCGGGTTGTCGTGGTTGAACCAGCAGGCCGGGAAACCCTACGTGTGGGGTGCCGTGGGCCCGAGCGCCTACGACTGCTCGGGGCTGATGAGTGCCCTGACGAACACCCTGCGCGGGGAACAGAACCCCTACAGGCGGTTGGGTGTCGCAGCGTCGCAGCCGTGGGGCGGATTCGTACCTGGGCTCTCGAGCGCCTTCGCCACTGGGTTCAACTCGCACCACACCGCTGGCACGCTCAACGGCATCAACGCCGAAGCCCGGCAGTCGGGTGTTCCGGTGTTGGTTGGGCCTTCAGCGTCCGGTGCGGATTCGTCGCAGTTCACCGGGACAGCTTCGCTGCCTCTGGTGGGTGGCCAGTTCATTCCCGGTGGCGGCTCGTTTGATCCGACTGCGATCGTCGCAGCAGCGTTGCAAGACGCCCTGGGGCAGGCGGATGGGATCGCCGGGCAGTGGCCAGGGAACATCGCTGCACAGGCTGGTGCCGGAATGGTGCACCGTGCTGTGGAGGCGATCATCCCGGCTGGTGCGGGGATCCTCAACTCCGTTCTCGCCACGACCGCATCGGCGGGGTCACCTGAAGTCACGGCCGCAGTTCGGGCTGTGGCAGCGAAGTACGGGTGGGGGGATGGTGCCGAATGGGCCGCTCTGTCGAACCTGATTCAAGGCGAGTCGTCGTGGGACCCGAACGCCGCCAACCGGACCACGTCCGCACGTGGCCTGTTCCAGAAGATGACAAACCTTCACGGCCCGTTGGAGCCGACAGTTGCGGGTCAGGCCGAGTGGGGTTTGTCGTACATCCGCAACACGTATGGCGACCCGATCGGGGCGTACGGCAAATGGCAGTCCCGGTCACCGCACTGGTACGACCAGGGCGGCTACCTGCCTAAAGGTCCGGGTCTGTACAGCATCGCGAAGGGCACTTCGAAGCCCGAGGCGGTGCTGGACCCCGCATCGACGGCGGCGTATGTGCAGCACGCCAACGCCCTCTCCGGCGACGGGAAGGTGCGGCTGGATGACTACACCATCCACCGGTTGGCGTGGGAACTCGCGGAAGCAAACTCGACGCGACCGCTGACAGTGAACAATCCTGGGTTGAACATTGGTGTGGCGGGGGTGTAGATCGTGACTGCCCCCACCACCACAATGCGGCTGGTAGATGGGGATCTTGAGTTGCCGTTCCGGTTGGGGCGCGGCAACGACGGATCCCCCATCACGGTCACGTCCTACGATCTCGGGTTCCCCGACATCCGTGAGGTGACACAGGACCGGCCCGGCCAGTCCGGGCAGGACGACGACACACAGTGGTTCGGTTCCCGCACTGTCACCGTCAACGTGACGGTGCGGGACGGAACCCTATCGGGTTGGTCCGAGTCGTCCCGCCATCAGTGGATAGATCGGCTGAGGGCGTTCAGC